CGCATCGCCTAAAACATTTGCGACTTCGGGTGGTACCAGGACGTTTTCACCTCTTCGTATCCAGTAGTTCTTGCCGTTTACGCCGACGAAGACAGGATGCTGATCTGACTCATCTTCATTAATAAACACCTTTACCCAGCCCTCTTTACGGTCTGCGTCCTCTTCACCTGCAGCATCTTGCGGTTCTGCTGGCTCAATGTTGACGGCTTTGCGAATGCGATCTCTAAGCGTGTCAGCGCTGGGGTTGCCTTTAATGACAATGCCCAGAATTCTGGCCTGCTCTTTGAGTTCGTCGAGGTTAAGGTTGTATAGATTGACTTCAGACATACTGATCTCCTGCGGCCCGTAGGCGGCTAAAAATAAAAAGGGGGCCGAAGCCCCCTATAGGTTTTTACTTATTACTGCTTAGAGTGCTGTAGCTGCACACTCAAGTCGGCACAACCAAGATTGGTTAGCAATAAAAGACTTGTGGTAAGTCTTCCATCCAACCGTTCCCTTTTGACCCAGTGGGTCAGCAGAGTCGATTTGGCCGGGGTTTCTGATGTAAGGAGTCATAGCGTCGCTGCCCTTGAGGCTAACTGAGCCATAAGAATCCTTCGCACAGTAGACGACTGGATATACGTCAGCCGATGTGCCACCCGTTGAAACCATGCTGCCTTTTGCGCCACCAGCGTTTGCAATCGAAGACAACACGGGAGTCAAGATGTAACGAACATCTTCAACCTTACCAATTTCGTAAGGAAGAGCTTCCATCGATCCGTATTGCTCTGTTGGCGTAAACCCAGTCAGTCCGCGAATGTCTGACTCGAGGTCAGTGTGAGCGAAACCAATAAAGGCTGGTGCTACTGCCACAGTGTTAAACTTCACAGAAGAAGAAAGCATTTGCGTAATCTTCTTGCCGCGATTGCCTTTGAGCTGTCGAGTGATAGCTCGCTGCTTGTTTAACGTGATTACAGTGTTTACCGCGTTACGAGCTGCGCCGTTGGCGTAAAACACGTTAGTGCCGCCCTGGAGTACACCCCACATCAGCGTCTCGATTGTCTCCATTGCCTGCTCACCACACATCATGGCAGCGTCTTTCAGCACTGGATCTTCAGCGAGATCATTTACAACGTCAGTTATTTCAACAACTGCGCCGAGTTGGGCCAGAGTGACCGATACGTCTTCGTAACCCAATGCCAAAGAGGTTGGCGCAGAGCCTTCCGTCAATGGTGTTGTGGCTACAGCCAACGGTACGGGACGACGAAACTTAACCTGGTTCGCCTTGTTTTTAGGAATAGGCTTAAGCATTCCAAACTTAGATAAACACGCAATTGGCTCTGCGTGAGCCAACATTTCTTTAGCCGCAAAAGCAGTTGTGCGCTGCGACAGGCTCGAGTAAGTAGTAGTTGCCATTAAAAATTCTCCTCATAGGGGTTGATAGGCAAATTAAAAAATCAATTCGACCGATCACCTCGCTTTCTGAGGGAGTCCAACGACAACGCGGCTTTCGCGGCGTATGTTGTGCTACGTCTTTTAGCTGTGGTGTGGTTCGGGTATTCAGTCCCTGTGCCGGTTATTTCCGGCGGGCGTCTTCCTCAGCGAAGTAATCAAATGCGGCCTCGTAATCATCATCAGACGGCATTTGTTGAGAGCGACCACCCCTGGACGGGACGTTTTGTGCTTGACGAAGCTGCTTCTCACGACGCTGCTTCAACTCCGAGTTGTCCGGCTGAATTGCCGGAGCGTTCTCGTTCTTCCAGACACGCAGCAAATATGCTGCATCTCCCGCTTGCTCACTTTCCATCATTTCTCGAACATTGTGCGGCTGTGTCGAAATCCAATGATTGAATTCCGGCGAGGCGGCAATCTGCTCCCAGTCAGGATGCTCAGAAGCAAGCATTTGATATTGTTGCGCCACATACGTTTGATGTAGCTGGCCTTGTATCGGCTCAATCTGTTGCTTTAATGCAGCAATTTCTTGAGCGTGGCTTTGGTTTAAGGACTCCACCAGGGCAGTTGTGCCCTCGGCAATATCTGGATAATCCTCTTTCAGCGTATTCCATCGCTTGTCAGTCATGCCGGGATTGGCAGACTGGGCTGATTTTAACTTCGCGATTTCTTCATCACGCTGTTTAAGCTGTTTCTGATAGGCGTTTTGCCTACCTAGATCAGAGTTGTATTTATGCCTTTCGCGTTGAAGCTCTTGCCGCAGCGCATCAAGCTCAGAAACCGCATTTTCTTCTGGCGCTTCCTCGTCTTGCTCTATCTGCCCTTCGGCTTGGACTTCTTCTTCTTCTTCTTCTTCCCGTAGTTGTACATCGCTATCTCCCGGTATTGGTTGTTCAGCGGTTTCAGTAGATGGAGGGCCATCTACCAGCTCATCAAAAGCGTCCTCAAATGTTTGCTCTGCATGTTCTTCAGACATAAAAATCCCTAGCGGCTCGACTGAGCGGCCACAAAAAAGGGGCCGAAGCCCCTTGGTGAATGGTAGTTAGTTAATGTCTGGCGGGCTTTCCGTTAAGCCTTCCAGTTTCTCGAGTAAAGCCAACGCACCGCGCTGACGATCTGAGTAGCGATCAGCAATCAAAAAATCTATGCAGTCTTGCCGTTCTTCATCAATGAATTTTTTGATGGCTTTCCAGGTTGCTGAATGTGGGTCGATCATCCGAAGGTATCAAACCCATTTGATATGTTGCGTGAGCGTAGCTGAGCGTCCGTTAGGCGCACATTAGTTGTGGCCGCTGCCTTGTCTCGATCCGTGCGGATCTTCTCTGAGTCAATGGCTATCTTGGTTTGCAGTTGGTCATTGCTCATCTGGTACTTGTTCTTTAGCTGGGCTAGCTGAATGCGCTCTTCAAGCTCTAGCTTTCTGCTCTCTAGCATCAGCTTCGCCTCTTCGATCTGGCTTCTCATCATCATTTCAGCTTGATCTTGCTCTATACCTGCCTGGGCTTTCTGAGCATCCAACTGCAACTTCTGAGACTTCAACTGCAACTCTACTTGCGCCAGCTCTGCTTTCATCTGGTCATCGCCGCCGCCAGACTGCATCTGCATTTGTTGCATTTGCATCATCTGCTCCTGCATTGCCCGCTGCTCTTCTTCCATCTCTGCGATCTCTTGGTCATCCAAGGTGATCTGGTCGTATGGCAATTCAAGCGACTTAGCGATCTCTCTATCCAGCTCAGCCCAATCTCTGCGCTTGGCAAATTCGGGTACTGACATCGACAGGTTGGAGTAAATCATCAGGTTTTCTTGTTGCTTCTCGCGAACCAGCAATGCGCCGGATCCTCTGGCCTCAATGCTGAAGTCACCTTTCACATCAGGGCGCTCGCTAAACTGCATATTCCAATCGTAGAAGCGAGTAATCAGTGGCCGGGTAATGTCGTCGTCCCAATTCTTGACCGCCTTACGCAGTACGATATTGGAACTGTTCATCAGCATCGCCATACCAGAGCTAGTCTTGGTGGTGTGCTGGCCCATTTCACCTTGAGCAATCAACGGTAAATTGGTTTCTTCGTCAGCAAGCTGTCTTGCCATACTGAAGATGTTTGCCAGCTCAGTCTGGTGACTAGGCGTTGCAAACGAAGCAAACGCTTCTTGCACTGATCTGGTCTTATCTTTGAGATACCAAATCTTTTTGGGCGTCATGTTCCAAGACCCGTCAGCCGGGTACAGGAGCTCTTTGTTGACGACTAACTGGTCGGCTACGGATAGTCCCGCGTTGTCCATCATCATTCGCCAGGAGGCGTTTATGACCTTCTGAGCGCTACGCATGAGGCAGGGCACACCAAAGCCAAAGATAGATGACTCGTCTTTCTCCCAGTTAAACACTGAGAATGGCCGCTCATCCGAATCCATCGGGTTCAGCGCAACCTTAATGACGCGATTGCCCGAAAAGAAAACAGTGGCTTCTACCTCATCGTCTAACTCGTCAATCTCTTCATCTTCGTAGCTCTCGTCGTCAGACATTCTCATAGCGTCAATAAGCTCTGACTTAGAGATAGGGCCGTGGTATTCAAATACCTCGTATTTATTGCCCTCGCCTACCGTATTAATCCCAGTAATATTGCGGATGTCGTCAGTAAAGTCTCTGGCAATGTGGCTGCTCCTTGCGCCTTCCTTTACGATCTCACGCAACTGGCTGACCAATACACCCGGCAATCGCGCCATATCGCGTAACTGCTTTTTCGATAGTCTTCGGCGCTCAAAAATAAACTCTGCTTCACTGATCGTTTTGGCAGACATATCTGGGTAAAAGTCCCAAGGATCTATGCGCTCTACCGTAGGCTCAAGAGCCTCTACAACCTGCATCACCGACATACCGTCAGGCATATTGTCCCAACGCTTTTTAGTCCGGCCAATGATTACCGGGCCTTTCAGTACCGCAGTGCCTAATTGACACGCATCGTGGATGATGTCCCGCGCCTTGATGTGGTATCGAGACTCAAGCAACTGGTCATCGATGACATCTTGCATTGCCATTGCCGCATCACTGGCCTGGCTATTGATTTGGCGAGCCATCTCCACCGTATTGGCGTCTTGTTCGTTTTCCGGCTGCTGTTGGCTTATAAAGTCCAACTCTGGAACCGGAGTGGCGTAGATGCCAAAGTTTCTGTCATCAGTCGGGAACAGCATGTCCTGTAGACGCGCTTCTGCGGCGTTTGTTTTGTTCCGTGTGATATTGACAAAGATTTCCGAGCCTTGCGCTCTAGAAAGCCGTGTGGCCTCCTCAGAGGCGTATTCGCCGTGGTACTGACGGATATCATTCAGCCAGCGCTGTTCAATCTGACTGCGCTTGGCTACTTGCTCTGACACTAAGCGACTTAGACGCGAAGCAAAAACATGCAGGCGCTCAGCTATTTCAAGCTCATCCTCTTCCGCTTGGCGCGGATCGATGGCCTCGCCGATGTACCCTTCCATCTCTTCTTCGTGCATTAAAACCCCTCAGTATCCGGCAACCTTGTCCACTACCGAAGGCCGCTCTACTATTTCAAATTCTTGACGCGACAACGGTTCTGCAAAAGTCAGCGCCAAGGCATCAGCGCAGTCGGTTGATCGATACCCGCGCTTTTTAATATCGTCTTTGCTTTCGAGCTTGCGCCGAGAGTTTGAGTCGTATTTGTAGGTCGGAGCGCATAAATCGGTATGCAAATCATCCCGGTCTGGGATCATTACTGGCGCATCACCGTCTAGCCAATCACGCATCAACCACCACATTTCTGCCCGGCGATTGATATAAAGCTGTGGATCTAAAGCCGAACTGCCAAAATTGATTGAGGCAACAACGTCTTCATGCCCAAGCTCGAGCAGCCGATCTACCACTCCAGCACCTAGGCCACCAACATCGACGGCCACTTGGTCTGGCTTTTCGTTCTTAATCATGGTGTGAACAATGCCTGCGACTTCCATCGTGGACTTGTTCTCAAATGTCTCTAGGTAGTAAGCCGATCGGCCTTTACGCCTGACAATCGCTGTGCGGTCATCACCGAATCTAGCCGGGTCAACGCCAATAATCAGCGGCCCTACTGCTAGCTCTTTGTGCTTCCTAGCCTGTACTACCAGCTCTGGCTTAATCAGACTGCTACCGCCTGTTACCTGGAAGGCTTCTTGGGCGGTCATCGGATACTCTTGCCGAAAAGCAAAAACACCATCAATACCATCAGCAGATAGCTCTGCTATTTTCGAGCGTCTAAACGCCAACTGCTCCAGATCGAGGCCATACAACGCTATCAGCGCGTCCTCTTGTTCCGTTGTTGAGATGCTGGCTGCGGGCTTGCGGTACTCGTCCTGCCAATACCACGGTACAAATATGGCTTGGAATGGGCTTAGCCCAGCCTCTGCCTGCTGCCACTGCTGATAGAAGTAATTACCTACCCCGTTAGCTGTGGACTCTAAAATGATTTCGGTATCTTGCTCGTCCGGCACGGCCTGCAATATGCCCTTGGCGTGTTCTGCGGCATTAGGCCAATACGCTACCTCAGATCCGTGGAAGTACTGGATCGTTGTTCCACGACCAACACTTTTGTTCCCGGCTGTTCCTACCTTGTAACCACTGTCTAGCTTGCTGAATATCAGCTCTCTGGCATTACTCGCGCCGGTAGTAGGCTTCACAAAGTCTGGTGCGCCCTGGTGGTATCTCTCCACCATCTCAAACAGCGCGCTGGTCGAATCAGCCTCATGCGTCAGTATGAAAGCCCGAACGCCATTTCTGTGCGTCGTCTTCCAGTAATACCGACCCTCAACGTATGTCGATACGCCCTGCTGTCGACCTTTGAGGATGATCGCCCTAACCTGGCCCGTCTGGCGCTTTTGCTCTTCGATACAGTCGTTAATGTACCGCTGTGCTTTATTGAGCAGAAGGTTTTTGATCTCACCGCTTTTTG